CTACGATTTCTTCTGGAAAATCTACAAAAGTGATGATAGTAAGTACACCACATGGTATGAATATGTTCTATAAAATATGGACAGATGCAGAGGAAAAACGAAATAGTTATATACCTATTGAAGTTCATTGGTCAGAAGTTCCAGGCCGTGATGAGAAATGGAAAAAAGAAACTATTGCAAATACGAGTGAACAACAGTTTAACACAGAGTTTGAATGTGAGTTTCTAGGTTCTATAGATACCTTGATATCTCCATCAAAACTAAGAGTTCTTACCTATAAGACACCCATACAATCTAATGCTGGTGTTGACATATACGAACTACCACAACAAGAACACACATACTTAATAACAGCTGACGTTGCAAGAGGAACATCTAAGGATTACTCTGCGTTTATTGTTTTTGATGTAAGTTCTGTTCCATATAGAATAGTTGCGAAGTTTAGAGATAACGAGATAAAACCTCTACTCTTTCCACAAAAGATACATCAAATCGCAAAAGTATATAATACTGCATTTGTTTTGGTAGAAGTCAATGACATTGGTGAACAAGTTGCAAATGCAATGCACTATGACATGGAATACGATAATATGATTATGGCATCTATGAGAGGTCGTGCTGGACAAATACTTGGTGGTGGATTCTCTGGTGGTAGAGCTCAATTGGGTGTGAGAACGACTAAGGCAGTAAAAAGTATAGGGTGTTCTAATCTAAAACAATTAGTAGAAGATAATAAAATAGTTATAGAAGACTTTGATACAATCAACGAATTATCTACATTTATTGTAAAGGGTTCATCATTTGAAGCAGATGATGGTTGTAATGATGATATGGTTGCGTGTTTGTTTATTTTTGGTTGGTGTACAGACCAGACTTATTTCAAAGAACTTACAAACAATGATATCAGAGAACAAATGTACAAAGAGAATCAAGATCAACTAGAACAAGACATGGCTCCTTTTGGATTTGTTATCAATGGATTAGAAGATGATAACATAGGAACTGCTGTTGATGAATACGGAACAAGATGGAGTCCTATAGTAAGACAGTATGATACTGACTGGTAATGGAAAGTCCATGTGTTCAAATCTGTAAACTTATAGATAGTGTATGTATTGGTTGCCACAGAACAACTGAAGAAATAACTATGTGGTCAAAGTATACAGATGAAAAAAGAAAAGAGATAATTAAAGAAATTCAATCAAGTCGTTGTCAAGTTTTATCCAACAATTAGAACAAACCACTTTACATTGATTCATTAATTTATGTACTTGTTTTCTACTTTCGTCATTCGTACCAACTCGTTTTGCTTGTTTACGAATTTCTACATCATGGGGATAAAGTTTTAAACATACAGTTTCACTTTCTCCACAATGAATACAATGTTCGTTTCCAAGATGTGTATTCAACCATGCGACTCGTTTTCGGTAGTTCCTACGAGCTACCTTTTTGATTGTGTCTTTATATTTTTCATAATGTGTTGTCATATGATTATTTATAAGTTTTATAACATATAAAAGTGAGTTTTTAGAAACTTCATTTTTATAAATACTAGGAAATAAGAGTAGTATCTCAATACAAGGAGCAAAAATCATGTCATTTTTAGTCTCACCTGGCGTTCATGTTAGGGAAATAGATTTAACAAATGTCGTTCCAGCCGTTGCAACATCTATTGGTGCAATCGCAGGCGCATTTGAAAAAGGCCCAGTTGGTTCTGTGACAACTATTACGTCAGAAGAACAATTGGTACAAACATTCGGTAAACCACAAACATCAAGTAATCAGTTTGAAACATTCTTTTCTGCTGCAAACTTTTTGCAATATGGTGATAACTTAAAAGTAGTAAGAGCAGAAAGTACCATATTAAATGCTGGTGCAAATTCTGGAATACTTATTCGTGATGATGACCATTATCAATCAGATTTCCAAGATGGTTCTGGTTCTCATGGAGAGTGGGCCGCAAGGACTGCTGGAACACATGGTAACGGAATTGGTGTTGATATCTGTCCAAGTGCAAGAGCGTTTAAACAACCTCTAGGTTCATTGAACTTAGTAAATGGTGCTGGTGCAGTTGGTGACTTACAAATTACAGTTGATGACCAAGATGCGACAGATGCTACAATCGCAGTCGGTGATATCATTTCTTTCCAAACTGCTTCAGCTATTGTTGCAACAGTTAATGGTGCAATCACAGTTGCTTCTAAAACTTTAACAGTTGACGGAGTTTCTGGTACACTTGCAGTTGGACAAAGAGTAATTGGTGCTGGTATATCAGACGGAGATGTAGTTGTTAAAATTGCATCTGTTACTTCACAAACAATTGTTGTTCTTGATAAAGCAATTACAGTTGCAGACGACATACCTCTTGTATTCGCTGCAGATGGTGGATCAAACGTAGAGGCAAAAGGTGAAGAATACGAAGTAACTGCTGTTTCTGGAGAAGTTTTAACAATTCGTTTACTTGATGACCCTGCTGGTGCTGGACTACAAACTGTAATTCCAGACAACTCACTTATCACAAGACGTTGGAGATTTTCTGACTTATTTGATGAAGCGCCTGGAACATCTTCTTGGGCCACTGCAAATGCTCGTGGAGAACAAGATGAAATCCATGTTGCAGTATATGACACAGTTGGTGATATCACAGGTAATGCTGTTGGTGTTGCTGGTCAAAGAACAGCTGCAGTCATGGAAAGATTTGCAAATATGTCAAAGAACCCTAATGCTAAAACTGCACAAGGTTCTAATAACTATTATCCAGATGTTATCTTTGCACAATCACAGTTTATCTACTGGACAGACCATCTTGCTGCTGGTTCAAACTGGGGAACAGATGTTGCATCTGGTACAGATTACACATTAGTATCTGGTGTTGACGTTTCTACATTAACTGGTGGAACAGACGATTATGCTACAACAAATGGTGAAATTGCACTTGCATATGATAAGTTCAATGATACAGAATCATTAGACATTAACTTAGTTATTGGTGGTTCATCTAGTATCGCTGCTGATACAGAAGCAAATATGGATACTCATGTAACAATGATTACTGCACTTTGTGAATCTCGTAGAGATTGTGTAGGATTTGTTTCTCCATATCGTGCTGCTACAGTTGGAGTTGCATCTTCACTTACTGCGACTGAAAATGTAACTGAAGCATTTGATACTTGTCCTAGTTCATCATACATGGTTTTCGATAGTGGGTACAAGTATATGTACGATAAGTATTCTGATGTATATAGATTTGTTCCATTAAACGCAGACATTGCTGGACTTTGTGCATTTACAGATAATATTGCAGAAAGTTTCTTCTCTCCTGCTGGATATAACAGAGGAAATATTCGTGGTGCAGTTAAGTTATCTTACAACCCTACAAAGGCAGAAAGAGATCAACTTTACAAAAAACGAGTTAATCCAGTTGTTAATTTCCCAGGCCAAGGAGTTGTACTCTTTGGAGATAAAACTGCATTAACAAAACCAAGTGCGTTTGATAGAATTAACGTAAGACGATTATTCTTACTTCTAGAAAAAGCAATTGCTACTGCTGCAAAGTTTCAACTTTTTGAGTTCAATGATGAGTTCACAAGAGCACAATTTAGAAACTTAGTAGAACCATTCTTGAGGGATATTCAAGGTAGACGAGGTATTTCAGACTTTAGTTTAAAGTGTGATGATACAAACAATACTGGAGAAGTCATTGATAGAAATGAGTTTGTTGCAGATATCTTCATCAAACCTGCTAGGTCAATCAACTTTATAACATTAAACTTTATCGCAGTACGAACTGGGGTTGCGTTTAGTGAGGTAGGAGGTTAATCATGGCACAGATAGATGACTTTAAAGCAAACTTAATCGGTGGTGGTGCAAGAGCCAACCAATTTAGAATAACTATTACTCCCCCACCTGGCATTGCAATTGGACTTGATGTTCGTAGAACTTCATTTTTAGTGTCTGCTGCAGCTATTCCAGCAATAGATATGGCATTTATTCCAGTACCATTTAGAGGAAGAAACGTATTCTATCCTGGCGATAGACCAGACCCAGGCGATTGGTCAACAACTTTCTATAATGATACAGACTTTATGATACGAAATGCAATGGAAAGATGGTCTAATGGTATTAACGATTTCGCAAATAATACTGGACTTACAAACCCTGCTGATTTTCAAACTGACTTGCAAGTAGAACAGTTGGATAGAGATGATACAATTCTAAAGACATATCTCCTTAGAAATTGTTTTCCAACAAATATTGCAGAAATAACATTAGATATGTCTTCAAATGATGCTATTGAAACATTTGCAGTAACTTGGAAGTATACACACTTAGAAGCTTCAGGTGTTAATTTCTAACCTACTAAATAGAACACAATAGTAGGAGATATTATGGCGGAATTATTTGGTTTCAAATTTGAAAAAATAAAAGACTCTGGCTCTCAAGAGAAGTTTACTGAACCTAGTTCAGAAGACGGAACTCTTGAGGTCGCTGGAGGCGGTTTTTATGGACAACTTCTAGATACTGATGGTAGAGAACGAACCGAGCAAGACTTGATTCGTAGATATCGTGATATTGCACAACAACCAGAGTGCGATAGTGCGATTGAAGACATCATCAATGAGGGTATTGTTGCGAATGAAAAAGACCAAGCAGTTGCAATCGAACTTGATAGACTTATCATGCCTAAAAGAATTAAAGAAAGAATCAGAGAAGAATTTGATTTTGTTCTTGAACTATTAGATTTCGATACAAAAGGTCACGACATATTCAGACGTTGGTATGTTGATGGTAGACTATTTTATCATAAAGTTATTGACCAAAAGAATCCACGAAAAGGTGTCCAAGAACTACGATACATAGAACCTAAAAAGATTCGTAGAGTTAAAGAGATAAAGAAAGATGTTAAAAAGGGAACAAGTGTTGAACTTGTGACTAGTGTAAACGAATACTTTCTTTATAATGACAAAGGTCTTAAAACTGGAACTACAGAAGGTATTAAGATTGCACCTGACAGTATAACTTATGTTCCATCTGGTTTGATTGACCAGAACAAAGGTCATGTACTTTCACATCTACACAAAGCAATTAAACCAGTTAATCAATTACGCATGATTGAAGATGCGTTAGTTATTTACAGAATATCAAGAGCTCCAGAACGTAGAATATTCTATATTGATGTGGGTAACTTACCTAAGATTAAAGCTGAACAATATCTTAAAGATGTTATGAATAGATATAGGAACAAGTTAGTTTATGATGCATCATCTGGTGAAATCAGAGATGACAGAAATCATATGTCTATGTTAGAAGATTTCTGGTTGCCAAGACGAGAGGGTGGTCGTGGTACTGAAATTACTACATTACCAGGCGGTTCTAATCTTGGTGAGATTGATGACATAGAATACTTCAAGAAAAAACTATATCGTTCTCTGAATGTACCGATTTCAAGGTTAGAGGCAGAAGCTGGTTTTAGTCTTGGTCGTTCTACAGAGATTACAAGAGATGAACTTAAATTTACAAAGTTTGTACAGAGGTTAAGAAAGAAGTTTACACCTCTGTTTACTGATATTCTAAAGACACAACTTATTCTCAAAGGTGTGATTACTTTGGAGGATTGGAAAAATATAAGTCAACACATTCAGTATGACTTCTTACAAGACGGACACTTTGCAGAACTCAAGAAAGCAGAGTTAATGGAAGATAGAATTAATGCGTTAGGTTCTATTGAAAGTTATATTGGTACATTCTTTAGTAAACAATGGGTACAGAAAAACGTACTAAATCTTTCTGATAGAGAGATTGATGAGATGCAGAAACAAATCAATATAGAAGCTGGACTTGATTCAGATGAGGGTGGTGTTGATGTACCAGATGGTTCAGATGGAATTACTAGATACCCATCAGTTGATGGAACTGCTTTACCAGCAGATGATGCTGCAAAGTATCAAGGTCAAACTACACCAGAAGATGAAAAAACTGCAGCTGAAGTAGATAAAATAAAAGCAGATGCAAAAAATGGAAATGGAGATAAATAATGAGTGCAGAAAATTTTGTAAATCAACTACAAAACAAAAACAACTTAGGTGCTGAAGATGCATTTAAAAGTGCAATGACAGATAAAGTTGCACAATCACTAGAAATGAAAAGAAAAGAGGTTTCTCGTTCTTTTGTAAAGAATCACATACCAGAAGTAGAGGAAGATGAAGCAGTTTAATTCATTATATACATCTCTCCCAGAGAAAGATGAACATAAAAAATCTAAGCAGTATAAAAAACTTTCACCTAAAATGAAAGATGCTGTTGATGATATTTTTAATAAAATGGACACTAAACCTTCAGATTTCCTAAATACTTTTGAAAAAACTATTAATCAAGTATCTAAAAAATATAATGTGCCAGAAAAGGAACTTATGGGATATTTTGAAAAAGAAATGTTAGCATTTTAAGGAGTTAAATAATGTCATTCGTAACAACAACATTGAGAGATACAGTAGTCAATGCACCTAAAGCTGGTGGAATGGTAACAATCAAAGCAGTATTTGATAACGATACTGCAACTAATCTTATTCTAGACGGAGATGGATTAGACGGATTTGCTAATGGAGCAAAGGTAGATTTACTAAGAGCATGGTGGTCTTTTACACAAGGTACTGCTGCTGGAAATACTGGAGATTGTATCATTGAATTTAAAGGTGCATCATCTGATGTAGTTGCATTACACCTCGCTGGTACTGGACATTATGATGGTTCTGCTGGTGCAATCAAAGCTGCAGCGACTAATACAACTGCAACATCTTCTGATATTACAGCACAAACAAGAGGAACATCTGGTTTTGTAATTTTAGAACTTAGAAAAGATGAAGCGTTTACTGGATAAAGGATAAAACTATGGGTTACACATTAAAATTAATATCAGAACATATTGACCACAATACTGATTATCTAATCGAACAAGATGAAAAGTCTGGTAAGAAAAACTATAAGATAAAAGGTATCTTTATGCAGGCAGATATTAAGAATCGTAATGGTCGTATGTATCCTATGGAAATACTAAGTAAAGAAG